GTGTACCCTTCCTGTTCAACCCAAGCCTCGGTTGCGTCATCATATTCGTAGCGCTTCAGACTTGTATAGCCAATCAAGTTGCCGTCTCCGTCTTCATCTTTCTCAAAAACGAATGCGATGTCGCCGTCCGTAGGCGTAACGTCACCAACTGCGGGGTTATCAGTGCCCACCGGCAGGAACTCAAACGCATCGCGTACGATAACATCTGAGTCTCCGCCGAGAAAGGTTTCAAAAGCGTACTTGTTGAAGTTGATACCTTCTCTCAAGACCGTGATGATTTTGTTGATATCATAACCATACAGCACTTGTCCATCGGCGTAAGACGCCGGAAGCATGGTTGTGGTAATACGTTTATTACTCATATTATCGCGTCTCCCTCGCCTTTCCAAGTTTGTGCAACACGCCTATCGACTGAAGGCCGAAAGACTTGTCACTACTCTGTTGGATTTTCATGCGAATAGATTTTCCTTTTCCGCCCACAACAACCTTGTGGACAACAATCTCTTGACCGCCAAGGCGGTCAATCCCATATGTGAACTTTTCGTCATCTTCAAGAGAGGAGCCCGTTGTCTCAGCGTCATAGGTAATACCTGACTTGTCTGTTGTGATAGTTGAGTCTTCCGTCCCGTCCACCACAAACGCCGTTCCGCCAGTTGTCGTACTACGTGTCAGCACTGCCTCGTACAAGAAGCCGTCCGCGGTCATAGTCGTCCTGTAAGTGTAGGGAGAGATGACCTCATTGTCGTCGATGTATATCGTGATGTAAATCGGATGCTTTGCAAGTGCTCGCGTCTTCAGATACAGGTTTTTGAACTTCTTGTCGTGCTCCGGATAACCGAGCATGTAGTTAGGAGTCACGATTGTGTAGTCATATACTGTGCCGAAATCAGTATAACCGCTGTCGTACACGTAGAATATACCATTTTTGATGCTGTAGATATCTGTGCCAATCTTGAAAAGGTTATCTGGCACAACTGAGTAAACATCAGTCACGTACGGGAACCGGTACTTTGTATACTCCATGTTATAGTACTGCTTGACCGTGCGCACATAGTCGTGGTTCAAATCCTTTATAATCAACCAATACTGTTCGTTATAGAGAACAGTCTCATGATTGGTACCATAAGGAATGACGTTCTTGATGTGCTTATCAACCTTCTCAACGTTCTCGAGGCCTTCCATGTAGTAACTCTGTTTCAGAAGGTACAGGCCATCTTGTGCAAGGAACAGCAGTGTGTTATTGACTGAACGAACACTGTTTGGCGCGATACAGCCGATACTGTCGTTTACAAGAGTCAACTTGAAATCGTCGGCCCCGTAAGTCCCGGACATCCTGTAAATACGTTCTTTCGTAAATATCATGTAAGAGCCGCGGTAGTAAGCAATCTTCTGAATGGAGTCGTCCGAGTCGAGAGGAAGCACAATGTAGTTGTAGTTAGGGAAGTAGTTGAACTTGAACGGGTCGCTCAGCACGATGGTGTTTCCGCCATAGAGCATCAACCTGTTCTGGTAAACGAGCATGCCAACACCCTTTGTAGATATAGGCTCCACGGGGTCGCGGTTCTCGTCCTCACCAACCGTGTATAGGTTTATGAACGACACGGTATCAGTGAAATCGGCCTCAACCTCTTCGAAGTCCGCAAGTGTGCCCGCATAAGTGGCAAGGTCTTTGAATGCATAATACGTAGTGTCTGTGGCTGCTATTTCTACAATTCTGTAGACATAGCCTGACGTCGGCACCGGGTCGGCTATTAAATCTGCAGTAGGAACAGGCAAATCAGACTCGTCACCAAGTCTCGCATTTCCTTCACTATCTTCAATGGAGAAATAAAGCCGGACTTGAGTAATGTCTTCGTACGAAGCCAAACCCGTGTAATCAAAATATGCGTAATTTTCAGTTGTTTTCACAGTTACCTCGCCAATAAGGGCAGGAGAAGCATCATAAAAACGCAAAGTCAAACCGTAAAACTCCCCCGAAGTTAAATTGTCTGCCGTAAAATCAACGCGTAAAGCGCCGTCAACGCTTGCAGGAAGTGCAAGAATGTCCGTAACCCAATACTCTATCGGAGATGTACCGCCTGCCATAAAGTTTGAAAATGACGCTTGTTCACTTGTATCAATAAGAGCAAGCCTAAATCCGGTTCCGGCATTGTAAGCATCCGGGTCATAGGAACTTGCAAGTTTTTCATCTGCGGCAGTTTCGTCCAAATAAACGCCCGGAACAGTGACCGTTGACACCGCACTCGCGTATTCCGCTTCATCCGACTCCGCAAACACGCTGAACTCAACTCCGCCAATCTTGTAGTTCTCATACAGGTTAGGTCGTTCAGTTATCACCGTGGTGACGTACGCGTCAAACTCATCAATCTGGTCACCTGTCGGTGCGTCAAGTGTACGAAACACGTTGTCCAAATAAACGCCCGGAACAACAACCTTACCATCCTCGTCAAAATCCGCCACATAAACTCTCAGCGGTTTAGTCTGTCCCGGGCCTACATAAACGGTAGCGGGCACAATGATGTGATAAGCGCCGTTTTTATGAGATGGGTAAGTAGCACCGGGAACGTACACCGGTATATCGAGTGCACTCTTTGCGTCAACACCTTTACTGGCACATCCCGGAACTTCGGCAAGCACGTGTCCGTAATAACCGGCAACGTCTGGCGAATAGCCTGCGGCATACAGCGAAGATGTCTTGACAAGCACACTGCGCCTGTTGGTTCCGACAAACTTCTCAAGCATGTCATCAGTCGTGTCGAATGCCTGTGCGAACGCCATCTCTTCTTCTTCCGTCTGGTAGACCTTGATGAACACGCCGGGCTTGTTTGTGAAGTTACCCTTGATAAGATATCTCATGACACCTGATGGATATCCTGTTGGGCTCTCAACAAGTGTGGCCGTATGCTCAAGTGGCTGCTTCTCGCCAAAACCGTCCTCTTCGTAAATGTCAATAAGAAATCCTGACGTCGTTCCGGTATAGATGATGTTCAGATAAAACTCCTCGTTTTGAGGAACTTTTCTAAGCATGACTGGGTCAGCATCTGTCGAAGTCAGGAACAAATTACGGACACTCACAAGCGAGGTCGCTTCAGCGCTGATTTCAAATGGATTTTCTGCCAACACGTTGAAGCCGACGTTTGAAACCTCATAGGGGCTTGGAACATAGTAATTCTGAGTCTCGTCAACTCTGATGAGCGTCTTGTCTGTCGTGTTGTAGACGGCAAAGCCGCTGAGAAGCGAGTTAATCATGTTCAGGCTAATGTAGACTTCATCTTCAAAGTCAACCGTTGGAAGCCCTGTGATGTTCTTGTAACTGAGGCTCAACACTGTCAACTCAAGCAGTTCCGTCAACGTATAACTTATATTGCCTCCAGACGGCGCAATCTCACATAGCGTGATATCAACTGTATCGACGGGAGTTCCGTCCATGTGCCGGACAAACAGGATGTCCAACTCGTAGTTGATGCCTGTCATGGCTATATCGAAATCCGCAATAGACGAATACTGTCTCATTCTGTATAGCAAATTATGCGTGTCCTTGACAACCTTCATCATGATGAAGTCAGCGTCGGCGTCAAAATAGACGTCTTCAGCAAGCAAGTTGTTCAACAGTGCGGATGAACCAAAACCTTTGCGGTTCTGGACCATGCCCTCTTCTATCAACTCAGCGTTGACCAATTCACGAAACTCGTTCTCATACACCGCCTCATCAACAGAGGTTGTGTTGAGCCCGCCGTCAAAACGTTCAAACGCGGCGTAGCGTTTATGTTCAGGATTACCTCTGTATTCCTTAAGGCGTGGCACGGTCAATCACCCTTGTAGATATCGCGGAAACTGGAGGTGGGAGCACTTCCCATCCAACCGTGTTGCTCAATTTTATATCCGTTCTTGAAACCGGTACCCTGATACGCCTCAGCGATAACGGTCTGTTTGTCGCGTCGAAGGCTATATAGCGCCTCTTGCCAACGCACGTTGAAACGGTCAGCCTCGTTCAGGCTTCCGTCGTTCATCTTGATGCTGTATGCGATATAGGGAACAACATAAGTGCGGAGCCACATTTCATCAAGTGCTGTGTAATCCGCATTGTCGTCTGTATCGGAAAAATACGGCAACTTCGCTTTGAGCGCGATGTTCGCACGAGCAATAGCCTCGTTCGCATACGCACGCGTTGTTGCCGCGTTGAAGTTCTCATCCGTATACACATTTGCAGCCAAGGTAAGTTCTGTAAGCGTCATATCAACACCTCTTCTTAAATGAGATGAGGGGCACACACGTATGCGCGCCCCTCAAACAACGGCGGTTAATGTCCGCCACGCGGGGCCCTGCTTTCCCCCGCAGGTATAAACTTTACACGGTCAAACAACAACAGACTCGCTGATGTTCTTTGGCGTGTTTCCCCGGGCAGCGGCGTCAAGTTTCTTCTGTAACTCTTCTGCAATCGTCTTCGGGTATAGGTAATTCTTGCCGTCGAAGTTGATAATGACTGGATAGTCATGATAATCAAACGAGTAGGTATCCCCAAGAAACTCTTTGTAGAGAGGGTTACCGTAGACCGCAACCTTCGGCTCCGCAGAGAGTTTCGCTCTGCGGGCCGCGGAGTCACGGTTATACTTCTCATTTGACAACTTCAAGGCCCGTTCCATACGGTTAGCCATTAGTTATCATCCTTTCAGAAGTGGATTAGACAGCGTCTTTGACGATGTCAATAGTCTTTTCAACAACAACTCGATACGTTCTGAAGCCGGTGTTCGAAACCACCTGCTGTACGCGCATGGACAGGTCGAGGGCCTCGCTGTTACCGGCAAAAGTGAACGTCATGGTCAGAGTACGTCCTGCGTATCCGGTGAGGTCAGCATTACGCAGCGGATTGTCTGAAGTTACAAGTTCAGACATATAGACCGCACGCTTGCCTCCAAGCGGGAGTTCAGACACAACAAGCGAATTGCCTTCGTACGTAATCGCACTGATATACGTACCGGCCGGAAGCGGGTCGCTGAACTCGACAAGGGCATCAGACTCATAGCCTTCATAGTCAGACATGTCATCGGCGTAAGTCGCAACATGCGTCAGGACACCCGTCGAAGAGACGAAGGAGAGTGTGTCAATCGACACGAACTCGTCACCGTCGCTGTCGTAATCATACTGCGAAGCAGCACGAGCATGAATGTCAGTCGCAAGGTCAGCAACAATACCGACATCGTAAGCAGACGAACTCTTGATAGCCATGATGGCCATCGGGTCAGTCACCTTGGCGCCAGTCCACAGTTTATAACCGAGAGTGGCACGCTGAGCAAGCGGGTCGCCATATTCAGCCTTGAAGCCCTTCTGATGCCACGAAACACCGCCACCGCCGAGGTCAGCGAGGACATAGCCGTCACGACCAAGCAGGTAAGACGTATATACGTTGACACCAGACGCGTTCTCAACAGGTTCCAAAATCTTGGTTTCGACAAAATAAATACCGTAGAGTTTGAACTGAGTGAGGGAACCATTCTTGATGGGCGTTTCGTCATAACCCGGAACGATGATGTAATCCTTCAGGTCTTCATCGTCAATAAGGTCCTGAATAACATTGATGTGCGCAACCAGAACAGGAGCACCGCCAAACGAAGGATGGCCTTCCCGGTGGTAGTTACGCATACGAAGCCAAGCCCTGCGGACAGCCGCGAAGTCAAGAACGTCAGCGATTTCAATCGTGTCGTCACTTGTCGCGTCGCCCTGATATCGGACAGAGGCTTCGGCGGAAAGTTTTTCAAGAACGTTCCGCTCGATTGTTTCAGCCGCGTGTCGTGCAAGTTCGGGCTGATAAATCTGCATAATGTTATCAAAATGGATGTCTGCTTCGACGTCCGTTTCTTCAACATAGGCACCGAACTGGTCGATTGTGGCAGAAACTTTCTGACCTTCGACCTTCATCGGAACAGGTGCCATACCTTCAGACAGGCGGCCTCTTTCAAGGTCAACAGGAAGGTGCAGGTATCTGCGGACAGTCCACGTCTTGGTGCCTGCCTTCTTCGGAATTGAGATTTTCTTAGCAAGCGTAGTGAACACGAAGTTGTCGCGTTCCATCTTAATCATTTCGAGCAGCGTCTTAGACCAAAACTCGTTAAGCAGAAGTTCATTCTTTTGAACATCCGCAAGCATGTTTGCATACTTCAGATTGGTGCCGTTAGTAGTTGGCATCAGCAATCACCTCTTAGTAGTTGTTTTTTCGTTGTGATAGGACGTGCTTTACGAGCGCGTCCATTGTTACATTAGAGGGCTCTGCTGTGTCTGAGTGTCGTTCTTCCTTGAGCCTTTTACGCTTCGTCTCTTTTTCGAGACGGCGCTGCTCGGTTCTCTTGACAATCTTATCCTCAACATAGCCTTTGAACACGGCACGAGGATTTTTCCACCTGATTACGTCATCCGGAGTGATACCGTCCGCTTCCATTTTGGTGACCAACTGTGTTCTTTCCGCTTCTGAAAGTTCGTACTCCTTCGCAAAGGTGTCGAGTTCACCGACAAAGCGCTGCAGACTTGCCGCGCGCGCCTCCTCCTTGCGGAGCCTTTCAAGTTCTTCGACCTTTCGCTGCGTTTTACGCAATTCGACGTAGTAATCAGGGTCTACCTTTTTAGCCGCCGCTTCCTTGCGCAACTTGTCTTCTTCCAACTTGGCCAACATATCGTCATGGTTAGCAAAACCGTAGGACTTCGCCAACTCATCAAGTTTAGAAATCTTTGTGCTTAATTCTTTGTTTTTGACACGAAGTTCGGCAAAGGCGTGATGTTTCTTCTCTTCGGCTGTTGGCTTTCGAACTGTAGTATCTTCGAACTCCTCGTCGCCAGAGGGGCCATCCTCGTCTTCTTCGTCCTCTTCTTCGTCATCGTCCGGCTCGCCGGTTTCCTCATCTTCCTCTTCGATGTCCTCGTCTTCGACTTCCTCCTCGTCTTCTTCTTCGAGGTCTTCGTCGTCTTCTTCGACTTTCAGGTTCATCGTTTCAAGGGCCTTGCGTGCGATGTCATCATAATCGCCGGGCATAAAACCACATCCTTTCGTTTACTCGTTCCTTAAGCCTGAACGGGAGGCTGCTGTGGTGCGTTTAGTAAAGCCAATTATCGTTGTCGCGTAGGCACGACGTATATCCCTACACATATATTATAGTAACTTTTTGTCAAAAAGTCAAGCAATATGCACAATATTTATACTTTTTATGCGCCCATGTCAAAAGTTTCATCGCCTGTAGGCATCATTTGCGCTCCCTCAGGCATTTCAAACACCTCATCGCCTGTCGGACCTTGTTGCGCGGCCTCCGCCATCTGCATCTGTTGGTCCATCATTTGGTTGTTCATGACCTGTTCAACCATCGCTCCCTTCTCTTCTTCGGCAGCCTTCGTCTTCTCAAGTTCCTCAAGAAGCGCATCAACTGTCGGTGTTTCCGGGAGAGCGAGAATGATTTCAACCAATGCCTGCTTAAGCGCGCCTTCGTCAATACCGAGTTCGGCGGCCGCGTTGACAAGCATGACTGCCAACTCAGCGCGCTGTTCAGCGTCCATGTTGGTCATGCGCTGCAACCTCTCAACAAGTTCCTGAATGTTAGGCACATCGTAGGTCTTTAGCACGTCGAGGAATGAAAGCGCCTTGACCGGTGCGTCATACTGCAACTGGAACTGATAGAGTTCCTTAAGCAGCGCGCGTTCCTGTTCCTTGGAGTACTGTGTCTTGACGTTCATGTGAATTGAGAAAGTATACTGGGCGTTCTCGACTTCTGGCACCTCAAGTTCCTGAAAATCAAAACTGCCATCTGACTTCTTCTCGCTTCTGACGTACATGGTCTCGCCTCCAAAAACCTTGGTGATGAACTCAACCACGATTTCCGTAAGGTCTTCGATATACTCCTCGAGGTTCACAAGGAAGCGGTTCTCGATAATCTTGGCGCGGTTCATCGCATCGGCAGCACCTGAAGCGGTGTTACCGGCAGTTCCGAACGAGCCAAGAAACTGTTCATTGATGCCTGCAAGTTTGTAAATCGTGCGCTCGTGCTCCTGCTTGACACTAATCATCGCGGCGTCAATCTTACGGTCTCGCATGAGCGGGGCCACGACGTTGTTGATGTCAATACCCTGCTCGGACACAAATACTGCGCCCGGCGTTCCGCCCATGAGAGCAAGGTCTTCAGGATTGATGCCAGAGTCACCAGACAGGACATACGACGGACTTGAGAACTGCAACGCAGTGTTTGCAACCGCGCTCTCAACCTCGTTCACCGTCTTCTGAAGAGGCAAAATCATGTCCATCAAAGATACACCGTACGGAGACTTCAATTTCTTCTGCCAACGGAGTTGAGCAATCGGATAGACAGAAACTTCCATCAACTCAGGACTCTTAACCAACTGGTTCTCAACCATAACCGCCTTGTAAATGCCGTCTTCCTCGCGTTCGTAGAACGTCATCTTTGTCATGACGTTGTCGTCCTGCTCAGTCGAGAAATCCGTTCCATAGAAAATCTCACCACGTTCCATGGGCGATTTGCTCGAGCCTTTCATAGCCTCGAAATCAAACTCAGGATACCTGTTTTTGACCTGCTTTTTGGTGATACGTTCCGTGACAATCACGTAATCAGCCTCTTTTAGGCCGCGCGCACTTGGGTCAATCAGGACGCTCGCAGGGTCAATGAAGTATGCGTCAAGCGCACCGTGACGGCGCCTGTTGGTTCCGCCGACAACCTTGTCGTCGTACACCACGTGTGTGTACGCTTCTCGCATAACGGCCGAGCGCAAAATGCTGTCGTTGACGTGCTTGTCCATGTTCATCTCTTTCCACAGCGCGTGGTACGCCCAGTTAAGACGCTGAATGGTTTCCTCGTCGTCTGGGGAAAGGGGTTCGAGTTCGCCTAAATAATCACTTGCCTGCAGCGAAGCCACACGAAGATTGATGGCATCGGTCGCATAAGGCGCATTGATGTTGTGCACCCACGGCTTCTCAACCTGATACTGCGGAAGTTCGGCTTGGGTCAACTCATAGAAAGCCACAAGTTCCGCGTAATCGTCAAACCGGGGCTGCCCGTAAGCAAACGCCTTCTCGAACAATCGCGTGTAATACTTGGCATTTTTCTTGCCTTCGGTAATATCTTGCATCATTCATCTCCTCCATTTACTCCAGATAGTTGCCTTTCGCGCAATAATTCGGAGCGTTTCCTATCATAAAACATCTTGTCGTTCTTGCGCGCACCTGTCAACACAACGCCAGTACGGTTGTACGCACGGTTCTCGAGCGCCTCAATACGCTCCTCGAGTTTAGAAATTGTGTACATAAGTTCAGCAACGGACGGTTCCCTTCGTTCCATGTCAATTCCACCTCCTAACGTAGACCCTGTTATAGGCCTGCTCATCAGCCATCCCGGCCGGGAGGCTCACTTTCTTGGTTTTTCGCTTTGATTTGTTCTTGAGTGCCTCATCAAGATTGATTGCGCCGTTGAACTTCATAGGATTTCGCGGGAGCGGAGACACAGAATAGCGTAAACAGTCCATCAGATGGTTGTCTTTGTCCACAGGCTTGTTCCCACTGCGGTTGGCTGTAGGCTTGGCGTAGACATAACGGCTCTGTTCACGCTTGAAATTGGTTAAACTTTCGAAAAACTTCAACTTTCCGGCCTCAACATAGTCCTTTACTTTCTCAATCGTGTACAAAAGGTCGTTTGTAGCCTCGTGTAAGGTGATGCCAGTCACGTTTTTGAAGTAGGCTTTGTACGTTTGGCCGGTTTCCTTGCTCCGATTACGCACCGAAGGGTCCGCCTGCACCGGATAAAGCAGGTTATAGGGCCGGACTTTGGGTCCGAGGTGCTTGCTGTGGTACGTAACCGACGCATCAGGCTGATAATACTCGTCATAATAGTAGATTATGTGCGTCTGCGGGTCCTCAGCGCCGATAAGCGCCGCTGTAGGGTCGCCAATTCCCGGGTCAAACCCCACAATCCGCTTCCAGTGGTTAGGAATTGCGAAAGGCTCGACATAATGCTTCGGAATGTCGGGCCAAACCTGCCCTTCAGGCGACTCAAGGACGCTGTAGAGGTACTTTCGCTTCCATCGCTCGTCCCGACCCGCGGATATGCGTTCAATCGTCCCTCGGGGCAAATACGGGTTGTCAAAACTGGTGGAAATGAACGTCTGATACTCCTTTTCAGGGTTAGGGACAATCAAATGCTTGTAGGCGTTTATGTCAACCAACTCACTACCGACAATCTCGGCCGAATGAAACAGAAAATCGTCTTTTATCCAACCGTCTTCGGGGTTGGTTGAGATAAGTCCCATGAACTTGTAGTCAATCTCTTCCCCGGCATCGTTGTAAATGATGGCCGCCTTGTTTCTAAGACGTGTCTGCAACTGTCTGAAGATGGCCGAAGACACCCCGGAGGCCTCCTCGATGTGGAAACCGGTGAGGTTCAATGACCGGATTTTCGTCTCTTCGTCCGAGGCGTACACCAGTATCTGACTGCCGTTGATGAAGTTGTAAACCGGAGGATTGCCCTTGGACCGTCCGCCGACCAGAAACCACGGCGGGACAAACTTCTCGAGTTCAGGCAAAACGGCCTCCTTCATCTGCTGAAGCGTCGGAGCAGTGAGCAGCAACCGGGCATGGGGCGTCGTCAGCACGTGTGTGACGTCCTCCGCAACGGCGGCAGTCGTCTTACCGGAAGCGAACCCGCCAATGAGCATACGGTAGGTTGTGGTGGACATATGAAACGCCTCCTGATGAGGCGCCGGTTCATAGTTGATTAGGGTGGCCCCACAGACGTCACACCGTCCGTAGAATACGGAGTTGTCAATCTTGACTGTCCCTGTCCCGCACATCGGGCACTTGTAATACGAGGCCGTAAGGTCAACCGAGTCAATCTTCTCAATACGACGGTTCTCCACAGGCTCACCCCCGCTTGTATTTCTTCTGTGGCATGAAGAAGACGATGATGTTGGAGTTGTCATCGCCCTTGCGCCGCTCTTGGATGCTCTTCTGAATGGACAAGGCGTCGCGCGGCTTGCCGGCATCCTCAGATAGCACAAGAGCGGCCTTTTTCTCAGCCGTCTCTTCGAGATATGCGTCAACGTACCGCTTGACAATCGGATGTCTAAGAAACTCCATCCAACTGGCCGGGTCCATTGTCATGTACTTGTTGTCGAGTTCCACCGACGTGAGCCTCAGGTTCTCCATCAACTCACCGTCATACAGTGTGGCGTACGACATGAATTGCGCCTTGCGCTCGTCGTCGGCGGCGAGGTCCCGGTCGTCAGAAAGACGACGGACCAACTCAGGTGTCTTGCTCTTGGCCATAGTGTGTCACCTCACGACATGTCAACGTATTCAGTCACGATGGACAACAGTTTGCCGTTGTCATCAACACGTACTGTGAATATCATGCCGGCCACGTCGGAGTACAGGTTGTTGTCAGACATGAATGGCGTGACGTGTTGGAACGAGGGTACCAGATAGCCGTAGACGTCACGATACTTGAGCCCACACGACTTGTGATAGTGCCCGACCAACATGATGTCAGAACGACGTCCGGCGTTGCGGTCTATCAAATGCTGCAGTTTGAGTGACAACGTGTTGGCCGCCCCGTCCGTAGGATGGACAAGGGACATCGTGAGCGCCTCGGTCAGGTGGATGCGGGCGAAGTTGTGCCCGAGATAGACCAAGTCAGGCCGCGAGGCGGATATCGTCTCGCCAATGTCAGCAAAGCCATTACGGAAGTGCGTGGCGTCATGGTTGCCAGTGATAAAGTACGTGGTGCCACCAGACAACTCGGGATAGTTGGCGACAATGTGGCGGACCTGCTCGCTGAAGCCAACCGCATGAGTGTCGAAAATGGAAGCGGGACGGTTGGAGTAGTACCCCTCGCTGATGTCGCCAACATGGTACACGGTCGTGACTCCCCGCTCGGCGAGGATGTCGTAAAACCGTTCCAACTCATCAAGCGCCTCGTACTTGCTGCCCATGTGGGTGTCAGAGACAACGCCGAATGTGATGTCCCGCCCGCGGGTGACCTCCGCCATGTGATAGGCAGCGTCACCACTTCGCGCCTTGGTGATGTTGCGGACGTATGTGGTGCCGTTCTCGTCCCAGACAACAAGCCCCCGATAGCCGGCAGACTGCAGCGCAACGATGCGGCGGTACACGTCCGCCTCGCTGATACGGAACTCCTCCGCAAGCGCCGCCACCGTCCGCGGCCGGCGAACCGCGTCAACAAACAACAGGTTGACGTCGACCTTCGGCGGCGTCTTGTGCTTCCTGCGGTATAACGAACGCAAGCCCTCCCGACTGATATCAAGGTTCGGGTACAGGGTCGTCATCGTGTCGAACAC